GGGCGCCACCACCGCCGCGTCGGCGCGGCTGCCCGCATCGAGCACGGCCGCCGCCAGTGCGCAGGACAGCAGCCTGGCCGTGCAGCGGGCGTCCGCCCAGCGCGCCGAAGCGGCCAGCGCGGCCGACCTGAGCGCGACCAGCAGTCATGAGCAGGCCAGCGTGGCCGAGGCCGGCAGTGCGGCCAGCACGCAGCAGGCGTCAAGCCAGCGTCCCGCCGTCGCGGTCGCCGAGGCAGCCAGCGCGCTCGATGCCAGCAGCGCGAAGACCGGCACGACGGCGCAGCAGGCCGAGACCGCCGCTGCCGCCGAGCTGCAGGTCGCGCAGCGCGTGCTCGGTGCGCAGCAGGTCGAAGCCCTCACGGCTGGCGCGCAGCAGGACGGCGCCGCCGCTATCCGCGCGGCCAGCCTGGAACCGGCGCAGGCCGACGCCAGCCAGGCGGCGCAGGCGGTGCACAGTGCCTCGGTGGCCGAGCCAGCGAACGCGCAGGACCGGCCCGGCAGCGTCAGTGGCAACGCCGACCAGGTGGACGAAGCGGCCAGCGCGACCGATACCGTCACGGCCAGCGTGCGCGCCGCGGCCAGCATTGCCGCCATTGCAGCCGCCGAGGATGCGCTGGACAGCGCCGCTGCCCAGCTCGCACGCGTGCTCGAAGCGGCGCTCGCGGCGGCAGAGCAGGCCGTACGACTGGATACGCAGGCTGACGCCAGCGAGCAGGCGGACGCTGGCGCGACCCAGGCGGCAGTCGGCAGCGACGACCATAACCAGGACGAAGCAGCCGAGGCGCGCGACACCTGCGATGCCGTACGCGGCGTGCTGGGCGCGGTGCTGGAAGATGCGCAGGCAGGCGATGTCGTCGTCGCCGGCGGTCTGGCGGCGCGGCTGGCGGTCTACCCGCTGGTCGGGGGCGAGCTGGCTGCACGGCCCGCCGTGCTGCCGCAGCGGCCCCTGCATGTGGCCGCATATCCCCAACTCGGGGCGGTGCTGGCGACCCGGCATATTCCGGCCACCGTGGCCCCATCCGACACCCTATTGGCAGACATTGCATGAGCGCGATCTACGAACTGTTCGTCGGCAACGACACCGTGCTGGAAGTGCAGGGTCTGCGCAGCGATGTGACGGGCGAGCCGCAGAACACGGCCACCTTGAGCGTCACCCTGCTCGACGCGCGCGGCGCCGAGGTGGCCGGGCAGGCATGGCCGATGCCGATGCCGTATGTCGAGGGCAGCAACGGCCTGTACCGGGTACTGCTGCCGTCCACCTTGCCGCTCGTGCCCGACGTGCGCTACCTGGCGCGGATCGTGGCCGACGCTGGCCAGGGACTGGTCGGCACCTGGAACATGGAGTGCGTGGGGCGGACCCGCAATTGAAAACCGCCCCATGCGGGGCGGTGGAGAAGAGGGCAGGGCAGATCAGGAACACCAGTCGCCGATCTGGTCCCACATGGTGTTAAGCCAGTAGCCGACGCTGTTGTCATTGCCGACTAGATCCTCGGCGGCGTCGTGCAGCCGCTTCATGGCGTCGTAGTCGCCGAAGAACGCGGCCGTCATGCCGATGGCCTTGACTTCGTTGCGCAGGGCCAGTCCGGCCGGGTTGCGGCGCTCGTCCGGTGTCATGCCATCCCAGGTCTTGATGGCGGCGACGAGGTAGTGCTCGATCTGCATGTGATGTCTCCTTAACGTGGGGTGTAGCCGGCCTTGGCCAGCGCGCGCTGCACCTGCTCGATGCCGTAGATCATGCGATAAGCCAGCGCTCGACGCTCGTCATAGGACAGGTGGGCTTCGGTGAAGTCGAAGAAGGTGTCGAACGTGCTGCGCTTGCAGAACTGGGCCAGCTCCCAGGCCGAGTCGTCGTCGAGGGTGACGGTGAAGGTGACGGGTTCGTGGCTCATGCTGGTTCTCCTTTCGAGTGGTCGGCGATGAGTTTGCGCGCGCTGTCGATGTCATCCAGCGGGACCGCATAGCAGTCTGTCGCGCCGCCGGTGCTCGCGTCGGGCTGGAACTTGGCGTTCGCCACGATAGTGGCCAGCGCGGCCTGCAGCGGCTCGGTTTCCGCCGCTGCGCCTTGTTGGTCGGCGGGAGCCATGTGGTCGGCAAGGCGCACCAGGCCACGGCCGATCTCGCGCATCCGTTGCAGCAGGGAAGCACGCGCGCCTTGCACGGTGATGACTTCCCCGAACAGGTCGGTCTGGCCGATCTGGCGCGCGTAGTCGAGCGATCCGCTCAAGCCGCTGATGGCGGCGGTGACAGCGTCGGCGACCCTGGCGGTACGTCCGTCCCTGTCGATGAAGGTCAGCGGGTCGATGGTGGTGACGTTGGCCTGGAGCGCGGCCTTCGGCTGGGTCGCGGCCTCCAGCAGGACCGGCAGATCCTCGGCAGAGCCGACAACGATACGGTGCAGCGGCCCCTCGGCGCGGAACTGCAATAGCGCCATGCCGTCGGCGCCGCTGTAGGCCAGCAGTGCGGTGACAGTGTTGAACACGTCCGCTGCTTTGGTCCGCAGGACTTCGCGGTCGCACTCGATGTCGTCATCCCGCAGGATTGTGGGCGCGGGGACGGCCTGGTCGCCACGCTTCGGCGACGGGCGGTAGAGAAACTTATGACCGAATTTCATCACTGCTCCTTTCTGGTTGGGGGATCGTAAAGTCGCGCCTTCCACGCCTTGTAGATGGCGCTGCGGTAGATCGTGGACAGGGCGATGCCGGTCTGCCTGGCTGCCGCGTAGGGCGTCATGCCTCGCCGGACCAGTTGCATCGCCCGCACTACGTCGGCGGATGGTTTGCCGCTCATGTGGCTCCTTTCAGGTTCAGACCCAGCTCGCGCGGGTCGGTCAGGTCATAGTGGTAGGCCCAGGCATCGACGAACGCCTCGGGCGTGGTGTCGATGCCATAGGTCTCGTACAGTTCTTCCAGCATCGGCGCATCGTCCCAGCACCAACGCGCCTTGGCGTAGGCCAGGATGCGGGCCAGCAGTGGATCGGCGGCGGTCATCGCGCGTTCCCCGGCTGGATCAGGCCGTTACGGTCGCCGGCATAGGCCGCGACCGCGTGCAGGTCGAGAAAGTCGACGATCCAGCCGCGCGCCTGATCCCCCAGCCCGGTGCCGAGCAGCAGGAACAGACAGACGGCCAGGATGGCAAGCGCGCGCGGGAACAGCCAGTCATCCGGCGCCGGGGTCGGTACGTGCCGCAGGGTCCACGGTGGGACCGGATCGCTGCTGCGTTCTACGGGATCGGGGCGGCGCATGGCTCAGCCCTCCAGCAGGCGCGCTGCGGCGACCGTGATGGCCTCGGCGATGCCTTCGCCGTTCTCGTCGCCCTGACGCACGAAGAAGGCGCGCGTGAGTGCTGCCGCGTACTGGACCGACTCGACACGCTCGGGCATGACCCCGGCTTTGATCCGGCAGCCCAGCCAGTTGCCCATTGGGTTGCTGACCTCGTAGTCGAACACGCCGGGCCAGCCTTCGTCGCCGATGGCCTCGTCGGCAGCGTCCCGCAGGGCCAGCAGTACCGGGACATACGCCATGACGGCCTGCACCAGCTCGATGGCGCCGCCGTCCCAATGCTTGACCACCTCGTCGTAGTCTGCGTCGTGCATGCCTTCCATCACGAAAGCCGCCGTGACTGCGGTGTCTTCATGTTGCATGGTGCCTCCTTGGTTGCCGGGACTATTCCCGCGCGAGCGCCCGCAGCAGGCAGGCGCTGGCACTGGATCAGTCCTCGGCGTTCTGCTCGTCGCGCAGCGCGGCAATGTCGTTGACGGTTTTCATGCTCGATCCCCTCATGTAGAGCGCCATCGGCGCGGTTGATGTGGACAGCAGACGGGCAGACAAGCCCATATCCACTATATAGCATGATGCTACATGCTACAAGGCCCATCGCACCTATCGTGCGACGGCGAAGGACAGCACATGGAAGCAGCACCTAAAGGCAAAACGGACTGGGAGTCCATCGAGAAGCAGTACCGCGCCGGCGTCCTGTCCGTGCGCGAGATCGCCAAGCAACACGGCGTGACGGATGGTGCGATCCGCAAGAAGGCCAAGGTCAATGCGTGGGAGCGCGACCTGTCCGAGAAGGTTGCGGCCAAGGTCCGCACCGAGCTGGTACGCGCCGAGGTACGCACCCCCAACGCGCAAGAGGTGCTGCGTACTGAGCGCGAGATCGTCGATAGCGCCGCCGCCACTGTCGTCCAGGTGGTGCGCAGCCACCGCCGCGACATCGCCGCCGGGCGCAGTCTGGTGTCGCTGCTGGCCACCCAGCTGGCCGACGTCGCTGGCCACCGCGATGCGTTCATCGACGCCATCGAGGCCGAGTGCGCCGAGGACGAGAGCGGCGAGCGCCGCAACAAGTTGATGAAGGCCCTCTCGCTGCCAACGCACGCAGCCACCATCAGGGACTTGTCCAACGCCATGAAAAACCTGATCGGGTTGGAGCGCCAGGCTTTCTCCGTCGGCGACGCCCCGACAGAACCAGCCGATACCGCCGCCAGCTCGGTGACGATCGCGCTGGATTTCGACGCGATCAACAAGAAGCGGGCAAACCTGAAGTAATGCCGCGCAGACCATGAACGAGAGCGCCCCGAACAGCCCCCATCCTAACCAAGCCTTCCTCGACGCCTCGCTCGCATGGCTGCGCACGGCCACGATGGACGAGGCGCTGGACTTCTACCAGACCCTGTACAACACCCCAGGCTGCGATGACTGGATCATCGCCGAGCTGGGCAAGTACGACCGCTTCTTCCTCGCCGTGCACCTCATGGGCCGCGTGGACATGGTGCATCCGTGGCTGTATGCCCGCTGCCGGGAGTGCGAGCAGAACACCGACGGCTACCTCGACCTCTGGTTCCGCGAGGGCTACAAGAGCACGATCATCACGCTCATGGGATCGCTGCAGGAAATCCTGCGCAACCCGGAGATCACGATCGGCATCTTTAGCCATGTGAAAAGCATCGCCAAGAAATTCCTGCTGCAGATCAAGCACGAGCTTGAAACCAACGACAAGCTCAAGACGCTGTATTCAGACATCCTGTACTCCAACCCGTCCAAGGAATCACCGAAGTGGACGGAGGAAGCCCTGACCGTCAAGCGCCGCACGAACCCCAAGGAATGCACGGTGGAGTGCTCGGGACTGGTCGACGGTATGCCGACTGGCGCCCACTACCTGCTGCGCATCTACGACGACGTGGTGGTGCCGGCCTCGGTCTCGACGCCCGACCAGGTCGCCAAGACGACCGCCGCATGGGAGCTGTCCGACAACCTCGGCGCGCGTGGGCCGGACGGCAAGAGCCGTGCGTGGGGCATTGGCACCCGCTACAGCTACTCGGATACCTGGGGCGTGATCCTCGAACGCGGCGCCATGAAGCCGCGTATCTACCCGGCCACCGACAATGGCCTGGCCGATGGCAAGCCGGTCTTCTTTAGCGAAGAGGTATGGGCCGACAAGAAACTGAAACAGGGTCCGGCCACCATCGCCTGCCAACAGCTGCAAAACCCGGCTGCCGGCCAGCAGTCGATGTTCCAGAAAGAATGGCTCAGCTTCATTGATGTGCGCCCGTCGATCCTCAACGTGTACATCATGGTGGACCCGGCCCACTCGAAAAAGAAGGGCAGCGACAACACCGCGATCGCGGTGGTCGGCATCGACGCCGGCGGGAACAAATATTTATTAGACGGGTTCAGGCACAAGATGGGCCTCAAGGAACGCTGGGAAGCCTTGCGCGGCCTGCGGAAAGTCTGGCTCGCGCAACCAGGCGTGCAGATGGTGAAGTGCGGGTATGAAAGGTATGGTTTACAAAGCGATTTGGAATACTTCGAGGAGTGCATGGCCCGCGAGAAGGATGCCTTCGCCATCGAGGAACTCAACTGGGTCAGTGAGGGCGGCCAATCGAAAGATGACAGGGTCCAGCGCCTGCAGCCCGACTTCATGAGCAAACGGTTCTATCTCGCCGCCGTGACGCAGGGCGAGACCGCGAACCAGAAGCGCATCCGCGAGCAGGGCCAGTCGTTCAGGATATTCAAACCCGTCAACCGCAGAGATCACGAGGGGAACATTTATTCCCTCAACAAGGGCTTCTTGGAAGAATATTTGACGTATCCATTCTCTGCGAAGAAGGATCTTATCGACGCGGTGTCCCGCGTGTATGACTTGGAGCCAGTGGCCCCCACGATCGTAGACGAACGTATGCTCGACCCCGAAGTATTCGACGACGGCATCTAGCCGCTGCCGGCCAGTTTCACCCCATACCAACCTACCGACCACCCCGAGAAAACGCCGCATGGCGCGTTCTGGTGGCCCCGCTTTGCCTGTCCCGCGTGAATCCGTTGGAGATCGACCATGAAACCAGCCAAACCCTTCGCCCCGGTGGCGCAGGTCAGCCAGCCTGCGCCTGTTCCGCCCGTCGCCGCGCCGGCCCCGGCACCGATGCCGTCGCCGATGGCCAGAGCGCCAGTGGCCAAAACGCAGCGCGCCGTGCCGAGCGTACCGACCGCGCGCGGCGTGGTGCGCACCGACACCCACAACGCCGCCAACCAGCTGCCAACGCACGCCAAGCATCGCGGGCGCGGCCTGTAAGGAGACTGCCATGGCAGACCCGACCATCCCAAGCTTTTCCGACCAGCTGTGGAGCGAACAGGTGGGCCTTGCCGGCGGCACCAACGAGGACGGCCCCGGCTACACGTTCTCGTCTGGCCGCACGTTTGTGAAGACCCCGTACGACCCGCCAGTGCCACCGCCGCAGGACGGCGAGGTGACGCCTTGAACCACGCCCAGCGTGACCTGGCGCGGGCCGAGTACGACGCGCTGCCCGAGTTCCTGCGCGCGATCTACAGCTACGAGCAGTACCAGTGGCTGTCCGATGGCGAGAAGGCCCGCCTGATCCAGACCGAGACCGAGCCTGAACAGTATGTCGACTAGCCGCCCACGCCGTTTCGAGAAGCGCGTCGAATCGCGCGCCGTCACCTACCGCCTGACCCGGTTCGTGGCCGGCGAGTCGTTCGGCATCGAGCTGTGCGTGCCGCGCGAAGTCTACGAGGACGGGCGAGTCGTCGTCGCCCGCCGCCTGCTGCGCGCCAGGCTCGAATTGCACCGGCTGGCCGAACGCTACCTCCCCACCGAGGAACACGCATGACCCAACTGCTTAACGGCCTCGACGAGACCGCGATCACCGTCGCGCATGACCACGCGGTCGCCAAGGAAATGGCCGACGCCCTGCTCGCGCATTATCCGGGCCACCTATGGGCTGTGTCCGCCGACTCCTCGACCGGCATGTGCGACATCCGCAACCTGCTGCTGTCCGGCGAATGGGGCTACCGGCTCAAGCTGCCGAAAATCTACTCGGCCAGCGCCTTCCGCGCCGACGTGATCCGCGCTGGCGGCGAGATCCTGGAGCGGTTCCGCCTCGCGCGTGGTCGCTTCGTTGAAGACCAGTACGCCGGCCTCAAAACCACCTTCTCGGGCGATCACGCCTTCGACAAATGAACAATCCCACCGACTGGCTCACTCTCGCGCGCGACGCCTACACGGCATCGACCGCGTACTTCGATTCGAGCATCCGGCAGCAGATCGAAGCCGACCTGCGCCAGTCGCAGGGACAGCACCCGACCGGCAGTAAATACCTGTCCGACCGTGGCCGCTCGCGCCTGTTCCGCCCGAAGACCCGCGCCACCATCCGCAAGAACGAAGCGCAGGCCGCCGAAGCCTTTTTCAGCACCACCGACGTGGTGGCGATCTCGCCCGAGAACGACAACGACCCACTGCAAAAAGCATCCGCCGCCGTCATGAGCGAGCTGCTGCAGTACCGGCTCACCAAGTCCATCCCCTGGTTCCTGACCCTGGTCGGCGCCTACCAGGATGCGCAGACGGTCGGCGTGGTGGCGTCGTACCAATACTGGGAATACAACGAGAAGAAGAAGCTGGACCGCCCGGCGATCCGCCTGATCCCGATCGAGAACCTGCGTTTCGACCCCGGCGCCAACTGGACCGACCCGGTCGGCACGTCGCCCTACATCGTCGAGCTGATCCCGATGTACCTCGGCCAGGTGCGCCAGCGCATGACCAACCCGGACCCGAAGACCGGCGAAGCCAAGTGGCACTCCCTGCCCGACTCGGTGATCCTGACCGCCACCAAGAGCTACGGCGACACCATCCGCATGACCCGCGAGGGCCAGCGCATGGACTCGAAATACCAGACCCAGGCCAACAACGCCTATAACGTGGTGTGGGTCCACAAGAACATCGTCAGCGTGGACGACGTCGACTACGTCTACTACACGCTCGGCGTCGACCACCTGCTGTCCGACCCGCGCCCGCTCGACGAGGTCTACTTCCACGGTCGCCGGCCCTACGTGATCGGCAGCTGCATCGTCGAGACCCACAAGAACTATCCCAGCGGCGTGCCGCGCCTGACCCGCGACGTGCAGGCCGAGATCAACGAAGTGGCGAACAGCAGGATCGACAACGTGAAGCTGGCGATGAATAAACGCTACTTCGCGCGCAGGAACAAGCAGGTCGACATCAGGAGCGTCACGCGCAACGTGCCAGGCTCCGTCACCCTGATGCAGGACATCGACGACGTCAAGGTGGTCGAGTACAACGACGTGACCGGCAGCTCGTACAAGGAGCAGGAAGTCCTGAACCTGGACTTCGACGACATGGCCGGCGCCTTCTCCGGTGCGTCGGTGCAGAGCAACAGGAAGCTGAACGAGACCGTGGGCGGCATGAACCTGCTATCGACCAGCGCGAATCAAGTCAGCGGATACCAGCTGAGAACTTTCGTGGAGACCTGGGTCGAGCCGGTCCTGCGCCAGATCGTCCTGCTCGAACAGTATTACGAGACCGACGAGAACATCCTCGGCCTGTGCGGCCAGGCCGCGCAGATGCAGAAGTTCGGTGTCGACCAGATCACCGACGACATGCTGATGCAGGAATTCACCTTGAATGTGAACGTCGGCATGGGCGCGACCAACCCGCAGGAGCAGGTCCAGCAGTTCATTTCCGGCATGAGCGCGCTGCGCGACATGCTGGCCGACGGTTCGCTGCAGCGCCTGGGCCTGAAAGTGGAAGAAGTCATTGCCGAATTGTTCGGCAAACTCGGCTACAAGGATGGCTCGCGCTTCTTCGAGCTGGAACAGCAAGACCCGCAGATCGCCCAGCTGCAGGCGACGATCCAGCAGTTGCAGGACGCGCTCAACGCCAAGCACCCGCCCGAGCTGCTCGCCGCGATGGTGCGCAAGGTCGACGCCGAGATCGCCTCGATGGGCGTCAAGGACAAGGTCTCCGCGGCCGAAGCGGTCAAGAAGGGTTCCGAGGCGCAGTTCTCGGCCATGCAGACTGCCGAGGTCATCGCCGCCGTGCCGGCTGTCGCACCGATCGCCGACGAACTGATGAAAGCCGCCGGCTACGTGGTGCCAACCCCGGCCGGCGTCGATCCCAACTTCCCGCAGCCGCAGGCACCCGCCAACCAGCTCGCACTGGGAGAGATCAAGAACCGCCGCACTGGTGTCGGCTTCATGCCGGGCGACGCGACGCTGCCCACCCCATCGACCACGCTGCGCCCCGCCGCCCCGCTCGACTCGAACACTGGCCAGCGCCAGGGCATCGAGACGGTGCGCCCGGACAGCATCGCGCAGGCCGCGTTCGCCGACGGTGGCCTGCTCGGTCCCGTCAACCCGCTGACCGGCCTGACCGACGACGCCGAGACCAGCGTGTACCAGACCCAGCAAGCACGTCAGCCCAGCCAGGGCGCACAGAGCAGCCAGTCGGCCCCGCGCGACACCGAGGCCGACACCAGGCAGAAGATGATACGTGCGCTCAAGGAAACTGGCGGCCAGTTCATCAACGCCGACGGCGAATTGGACAACCTGCACCGCTACAACCTCGCCGCCGTCGGCCTGGCGCCGGACCCCTTGCGCACCAGCCCGCTGCACGATGCCCTCAACAGTGGCTTCTTCAACAGCGGCCAGATGGCCGCCACCAGCGTGCTCAGACAGAGCATAAACGAGGCGGCGTCCAACCACTTCGCCAACGGTGGCGTCATCAATGGCCCCGGCACCGGCACCTCGGATTCGATTGCCGCCACAGCAGGCAGCCAGCCGATCGCCGTCTCGAATGGCGAGTACCACATACCAGCTGCCGTGGTGGACGCCCTCGGCCAGGACTTCTTCGAGCGATTGGTCGAGGAATTCCACACGCCGAGCGGCACGTCCGACCCGGCCATGCCAGTGTCCGATCAGCCCCTGCCGCTGGAGCCGGGCGCCTTCATCGTACCTGCGGATGTCGTCGAGGCGCTGGGCCGTGACTTCTTCGACAAGCTGGTCGAACAGTACGGAGGCGCGCAATGACCGACCAGTTCGAGCCGGAAGAGGTCCGCGAGCTGTTCAAGACGGTCGAACTCGGCCTCGATGTGCAGCAGTTCCTGCGCTCCCCGGTCGGCCAGTACCTGATGCAGAAGGCCGATGACGAGCGCGCCGATGCGCTGGCCGACCTGGTGGACGCCGCACCCGAGGACGCCGCCACCATCCGCGCCCTGCAATCGACCATCAAGCGCGCCGATTCCATCCAGTTCTGGCTCACCGAAGCAGTCCAGGCCGGCATCAACGCCGAAGCCCAGCTCGACCCACGCGGAGACTAAATGATCGACTTAGACACCCTGCACGAACAACTCGAAGAAGCCGGCGCGCTGCTGCTGGAACCACGCGGCGTGTATGACAGCGCCCTGATCGGCATCACCGAAGGGAACTTCGGCAACCGCGTCGCGGTGTACGAGACCGGCAAGGTGATCCAGGCGCTGATGGACGCGCACGACTGGGAATACGAGGACGCGCAGGAATGGTTCGATTTTAATGTGGCCGGCGCGTATGTCGGGGAAAGCACGCCGCAGTTCATGGACCTGCTGGTGCGCGAATGAGCGCCTATAACCTGCACCTTGGCGATTGCATCGAGGTGATGCGCACGCTGCCGGACAACAGCGTGGACGCCATCGTCACCGATCCGCCCTACGAGCTGGGCTTCATGGGCAAGGGCTGGGACGCGTCCGGCATCGCCAACAGCGTCACCATGTGGGCCGAGGCGCTGCGTGTGCTGAAACCAGGCGGGCACCTGCTCGCGTTCTCGGGTTCGCGCACATACCACCGCATGGCCGTCGCCATCGAGGACGCGGGCTTCGAGATCAGGGACCAAATCCAGTGGGTTTTTGGATCGGGATTCCCGAAATCGCGTTCTATCGTCAAGGACTTGGAGAAGATCGCGCTCGAGGAAATGCCCGACTGGATCGAGGATTGGGACGACCGCGAGAAGTGGCTCGCGCAGTGGCAAGGCTGGGGCACGGCGCTGAAACCGGCGCACGAGCCGATCTGCATGGCGAGGAAGCCGCTGGCCAAGGGCTGCACCGTGGCCGCGAACACCCAGCTGCACGGCACCGGCGCGCTCAACATCGACGGGTGCAGGGTCGGCATGGCTGAGGGCGAGGCGAACCCGAGTATTGCACGCTACGCTTCTGCGCCGCAGCACGGCAATAACGGCTGGGACCACGTCAACAGGGGAGCCAACTTCGACGCCGCCGCAGCCGCGTCGGCGGCGCTGGGCCGCTGGCCCGCCAACTTCATCCACGACGGCTCGCCCGAAGTGGTGGCCCTGTTCCCGGCCCAGGCGGGCGCCGCCGCACCTGTCCACAAGCGCAGCGCCGACAAGTTCCGCAACAGCTACGGCGCGTTCAAGGGCAACGTCGACGAGGCCGGCAGCACGTACCACGCCGACAGCGGCAGCGCAGCGCGCTTCTTCTACTGCGCCAAGGCCACCCGCGCCGACCGCAACGAAGGGTGCAAGGGCATGGACAAGCGCGACCTGAACTGGTCCTCGGGTACGCAGAGCCCCGGCTCGTTCCAGTCGCCGAACACCGACCGTTCGAGCGAGAACCACCACCCGACCGTGAAGCCAACCGCGCTCATGGCCTACCTGGTCAAGCTGGTGACGCCGCCGGGCGGCACGGTGCTCGACCCGTTCATGGGCAGCGGCTCGACCGGCAAGGCGTGCATGCAAGAGGGTTTCGACTTCATCGGGATCGACATGACGCCCGAGTACGTGGCCATCGCCGAGGCGCGTATCGGCCACGCCCAGCGGGCACGCGCAGCAGCCGCGAGCGCCCCACCGCCGCAAATCGACCTGTTCGAGGACCAGCATGGACGAGACCAAGCGTAACAGCCGCGCCAACGAGCGCGTCGAGTTCATCCCCGACGGCGAGGTGGATGAGTGCCAGCACTGCGGCCGCATGACCTGGCCGATTACCAGGAACGAGAACGGACGCCACATCGAGCAGTGCCTGTACTGCCTGCAACGCTACGACGTCGCCATGACCGAGACCGACGAGGACGAGGAATGAAGGCCATCAAGACCATCGTGCACGTCAATCAACACGCAGTCCGTCGGAATGCGAAAGAGGGCACCCGCGAGCCGGTGCTGACCGTGAAGACCTATAAGTCCAACCAGTACGCGCACCAGGTGGAGATCGACGGCCCAAGCCGGATCGTCTACTCGCCCGACAAGCCGCTGAGCTGCGGCGCCAGGGTCTGGATCGAATCGACCAGCCCGGTGCGGATCGTCGAGTAGCGCGCACCACCACACAGCTTCTGGCCCGCACCCCGCAGGCCATCCCCAGCCCGCCAGGCCTCGCGCCCGCGGGCTTTTTCATTAGGAGCATTACCCATGGCAGACAGCACCATCCAACCGGACGTGCCCGAAGCAGCAGCAACCGCAACACCGCCGGCCGACGCACCGAAGACCCCGCGCGAGATCGCGCTGGAACAGATGGAGGAGCGCCACCAGCGCCAGATGGCCGAATCGAACGGCTACGACCTGGATGTGATCGCCGATCCCGAACCGGCACCCGCCCCGGCGCCTGCGCCGGTCGACCAGTTGGCCGCGCAGATGAACGACCCGGCCGCCACCGAGACCATTGATAACAAGGTCCGCATCAAGGTCGACGGCGTCGAGACCGACGTGCCGCTCGACGAAGTGGTCCGCCAGTACCAGAAGAACAGCAGCGCCGACCGCCGCCTCGCCGAGGCCACGCGCCTGTTGCGTGAAGCCGAGGCCACCCAGGCTCGTCTCGCAGTAGAAGCACAGGAAGCGCAGCTGCGCGCCCAGCAGCAGCAACACCAGCCGCCACCAGCGGCAGCAAACACGAATCAAGACCCCGGCGCACCAGAGACGGAAGCGTCGGGCAAGGAATTCCTCAAGGCTCTCTTCGAGGGTGACGAGGAAAACGCGTTGAAAGCCCTGCAGCAGGTCGTGGGAGGACGGCAGCAACCGCAGCAAGCGGCGGCGCCCACCCTCGACATCGACCAGATCGCAACGGCTGTCACGCAGCAAGTGCAGCAGAAGTTCGCCGTAGAGAGTGCATTAGCGCAGCATCAGCGCGACTATCCCGAGCTGTATAGCGATCCCGATATGGAAGCCCTCGCCCTCACCAAGGTCCAGCGCCTGCGACAGCAGGACGGCAGCGATTTTTTCACTGCACTGGACGCCGTGAGCCGCGACATGGCCGCCAAATTCGGATGGAAC